ATTGGCATATCATCAAACTTCAATGAGCATTGTTGTAATTTACGCATACAATTTTGAAACTCATCATCAGAATATTCTAATGGCATACCATTTACTGTGTGTGCAGGTAAGTCAGATAAAATACTGTCAACCTGTTGACACCAATTTTTTAAAGTATCAGATTTATTTTTCATTAAGTATCTTCTCCAAATCTTGAATAGGACTAGACTCTACAATACCTAATGCATCTTTCAACCTTTCATTTTCTTCTGTAAGTTTTTTAATATTAGATGTCAGATCATCAAGCTGATCACAAAGTCTTTTACAAACTTTTTGTAATTCATCTAGTGCTATATCTAACTCTGTTGCTTCTTGTGTAAGCACTAAGGGTGTGTTTGGACCTGTGCTAATTGTTCTTGGTTGTTCTGTTGCCATATGGCCTCCTCTTTGTTATGATTTATAATATCTTAAATATAATTATTTTCATGGGATATGCAAGGATAATTTTATGACTAAATTTTATATTGTTTTATATATGTGTAGTATGCTTAGTGGTCAGTGCCCATCCTATCATTATACTGGTCATTCTTTTCCAACTCATACAGAATGTGTTGAATTTGGATATCGTATTGCTTATGGAACTTTTAAAAACTTAGAAAATACCGAAGAATTTGATAGTGGTTATATAGAAAATAGTAAAATAGTCGTTAAATTTGAATGTAAAGAAGTAGCCGTACCTAAAGAAAAACAAGTAATACCACCAAAAAAACCCGCAACTACCACATAGTTGCAATTATATCACAGTTTGTTATATAATCACTTATGAAACTCTATCGCGTCCAAGCAAACTATAAGAATATATATATTGATGAGATGCTTGAGGCTGAGAACGATAGGGCAGCTCTTGAGGGTTTTGTAAAGAAGGTTGACTCAGGAGATGTAACAGAAAAGGAAGGACCAGGTTTTTATAATCCTGATCATTTATTCCTAACCTTCGAGGAGGTTGACCGAGATGCAACTACAAAAGTTAATATCGGAGAAACTTCAGCTGGAGTCCAAGTGGGCAACACAGGCGTTATCTCAGGGTAGAGTAACTCCTGACATGAAGTGGATCGATATCAAGATCAAAAATCTTAGAACAAAGATTAATGATCAAAGTGTTGAAGACGCTAAAAAAGGTCTTCTAGATATAGCTAGCTAGACTAGCTTAAAAAAAACAATTTTTTTCCTAAGTGTCGTATGCTCTAAATTTTCCTGAAAAGCATTCAGTGTCGCATCCAGAATAAAACCCCTGGTGAAGTAGGTCGTCTACTATTCAATAAAATAAATTTTCGAAAAAACACTCATGGTATAATAGTAAAATAAAAAAATAAGGAGAGCAAAAATGTTTGAATGGAAACACCCAAGTTATTATGCGGAACTTAGAAAGCTCCGTAAGATCGAAGAAGAGAAGGAGTCGGAGAACAATCAGGACAAGGATCCTTCTGAACAATCTCAAGATCCTCAATCTGAAAAATAAGTTTAGTGCCCTTGCAAGTTTTGCAGGGGTCGCTATTCCTTCGCTTCTCCCCAGGATCGTCCGAGGGCAATATCAACTTTGGAAGGTACTTTGAGACTTTCGATTGCATTTTCCATTATCTCCTTTACTGAATGTATATCTGATTCCTCATTAATTGAAAAACATAATTCATCATGTATTTGTAACAAAGGTTTGAATCCCGCCTGATGGCATTTAATCATAGCTTGTTTTGTTTGATCTGCAGCAGATCCCTGTATTAATCTATTCAATGCTTTGTATGTAAAGGCCCTTCTGATGTTATTTCCATAAATGGCCTTAGCCTCTTCATATTGCATTGCCTTATTCATTCCGAAGGTAGCAGGCTCCCACATGTCAAATCGGCATTTACGGCCTCCTATAGTCCGAATAAAGCCATATTTTGAGGCAGAGCTAGATACATCTGTTGCTAATTTCTTAACAAATGGCACTCTTTCTCCATATTGTCTTAATAGATTTTCAGCTTTATCTTTAGAAATACCTAATTCCTTACCTAATTTAGCCTTACCCATACCATAGAATAAACCCAAATTAATTGTTTTCGCTTGAGTTCTTGTGATACCTGCCATGTCTGCAACTATTTGGTGAAAGTCCGCAGACTCATTTTTGTAAGCTTCAATAAACTCCGCTGCACCTTCAAAGTTATCATTGACCGATGCAGCGTAGTGAGCAACTAGCCTAGGCTCTTGTTGTGAGTAGTCGAAACTACCCCATTGTTTACCTTCTTCAGGTAGGAACAAACTTCTAATTTTGTCACCAAACTCTTTGTTTCGAGCTGGTATTTGTTGTAAGTTAGGATTTGAATATGATAGTCTTCCAGAAACTGTACCACCTTGATCACTTCTTAGTTGATTTATTTCTGAATGTATTCTACCTTTATGAACATAACGTTGAATTGAATTTATTTATTTCTCTTGCTTCTCTTATTAGTTGGGCTATCGGGTTATCACAGTTTACTAACCAATTTTGGGTAAAGCTTGGCTCACCGGTTTTCGGTGTTCGTGGATACTCAACTCCTATTCTGTCAAAAATTTGTGCTACTGATCTTGCTGCCCAGATGTCTACATCAAGCGTGGTCTGAGATTTTATGCTTGATAAAACCTCAGACTCTTTTAGTTTGAACTCTTTTTTTAGCATAGCTGCCTTCTCTTCGTCAACTCTTATTCCTGTCCTTCTAGTTTCGATTAATATAGGTAATAGATCCATCTCCATTTCCCACACATCATGAAGGCTTTGTTTACTTATTTCTGACTTAAATCTATCCCACAACCTTAACGTTAGTCCTGCATCTTGTTCAGCATAAAAACCAACATATCCTGCAGGTAACTTCCAAAGATCTGCTTTTGCATCTATTCCCCACTCTTTAGCTTTCTCTGATAAAAAAGTTTCGTTTTTTATTTCTCCTAAATAATCTTTAGCACAGGCATTCAAACTAAAACTGTATCTGTTTTCATTGATTAGAGCTGCTGCAATCATGGTATCAACTATTTTACCTTTGATAGTAAAACCATTTACAAGTAACCAACCCACATCGTAACTAGCATTGTGAAATACTTTTGTTGCTGGTGTATTTAAAACATCCTGCATCCAGGCACAGGTAATAGATAAATCCATATTACCACCTGCATCATGTGCAATAGGAAAATACCATTGTTGTCCAAGTGCTGCTACTGCAAAACCTACTATGTGACCATCAAATGTTGCCCAACCTGGTCCTTTTGTTTTTATATTTGGATCTTTAGTTTCTAAGTCGATTGCAATCTCGTTTGCTTTTGATAGATCTGGATACTCTGATGGACAAATCCAATCGCTGTCGTTGTATATAAAATTTAATTGATGTGTCATTGTTTTTTCCTACTTAGTCCTTTGTCTTCAATAGACATTATTTTTTTAAATGGAATCCCCATTTCGAATAGTGCACAATCTGCACAATAATATGTATGGTTGTGAACAATTACAGCAATAACATTGTTGCAGTTTTCACACATAATTAATTTACTTTTTCTTTTTGTCATCCTTAAGTTTTAAAATTTCTAAATCACAATAATGTTTTATCTTTTCTAAATCCTCAATTTTATTTTTGTAAAGGTATCTGCAAACATACTTAATTACATTGCCTTGAAAAAAAGAAAGATTATTTTTTGATATAAATTCATATGGTTGAATCTTAAATTTTTTATAATGGGATCCTCCAACTTGTTTGTCTTGTGGAAATATGTCATCGAACATATCTTTATCTGTCATAATTAGCCTCGTATTGTTTAAAATATTTTCCTAATGGAAAATTGTATTGATGATATGTGCCCAACAGATGGAGTGTTTGTTTGGATCTTGTGGCACCTGTGTACCAAACTCTAAGTTCTTTTACTTTATCTGTTAAATTTTTTTTATCGTAATGAGAAGGGAAGTTACATTTACTTGCTAAGATAACATTATCAGCTTCTCCACCTTTTACCTGGTGTATCGTATCAATAATAATTTTTGGTGGTTGTGTTA